AGCGTCCGTCATCTGCAAATAACCCTCCGCAATCTTGGAACCTGCACCGGAACGAACCACCTTGGAGGCGGCTGCCGTAGCGGAAGTATCGTCGTTTGTGACGTATTTATTTCCGCTGGCAGGAGTGCCGGAAGTCCCGGCCAACGCCGCCTTCTCGTCGGCGCTCGGAAGCTGGGACTTATAAATCGACGTGGCGAGGTTCTTCGGGTTAACCGTGAGAGGTCCGACCCCTCCGGTCTCCGTCCCGGCGTCTATCTCGGCCTGCGTCGCCAGCTCGACGATACCCTTGATGCTCTCGGTGGCGTCAGGTGAGCCGGAGATGGCGATGGAGTTAACGTAGTCGACGTTGGCCGCCTTGGTGGTCTCGCCGGAGGTCGGGGTCGCCAGCCCGTCGATGGACTGCACGCCCGTCCAGTCGGGGGAGTCGAAAGCCTCGTCCCCGTTCAGGCGGTTGATTACCCGTATCAGCTGGACGTTGCTCATCTTGACCGTCGCCCCGCGATCGTGCTCGAAGCGGTTGCCCGCCACCAGCGTCTTGCCGTCCACTCGGGAGCAGCCGCGGGTGGTCACGGTTCCCGCCGCCCCGCTCATCGAGGCGATGACGTGCTCCTCCTTGCTCGTCCCCTCGTCGAAGACGAACTGGTAGGTGCCGGAAAGCGACGACCCGTCGTCGTCAGTCGAGTCGTTCAGCGTGAAGCTGGAGGCCGTGGAGCTCATCTTCACCGCCAGCGACGACTGGAAGTTGGCGTTTGCCTTTGGTATTGCCATAAAGTTAGGTGGTTCTAAATCTGTTTAGGTTCTTCTGGCCGTGGTCCCGTATGTCGTAGAACTCGACCTCGGACACGCTGGCGTATCCCACGCCGGTGGCCCTGAAGCGGAGCTTGGCCCTGTCGTACTTGCCCGACCGGACGCGGAACTCCCGGGTGTACCGTCCGCCCTGCGCCCCGGTTCCGCCCCCGCCGACCTCGACCGAACCGACCATCTCCGCGCCGACCGTCCCCGTCGGGGTGTAGTCCACGTAGGAGCCGGAGCCGTCTATCGTGCCGAGCGACTGCCAGCCGCCGTTGTCGTAGGAGATGTCCACCTCGATGTCCTGGCTGGGGCCTATCTCGCCGATTACCGTCAGCCGCTTGAACTTCTTGAGCCGGTCGACCGAGTGCTGGCTGAGCTTACCCACCCAGTAGTTCTCGACGTTCGAGCCGTTGGCGGTAAAGCCGGTGAACAGCTGGGTGACGTTGTCCGTGGACGAGTCGCCGGCCCAGAGGTCGCCGTCCCTGTCGGCCATGACGGAAGCCTGGTAGTTCAGCAGGTCGATTGTCCTGTATTTCTTGTGGTAGGCGAACATGCGGTTGTTCACGCTCGCCCCCGAAGCCTTGCAGGCGTAGAGCAGATAATCGCCCCACTCGTAGGTCACTAGGTCGGAGAAGTCGTAGCCGGACAGCTTCACCTGATAGGCGAACTCCTGCGGCTCGACCTGGTCGTTGCCCTGCGTGAGCGCCAGGAACTTGAACTTCGGGTCAGACGGGTTGGAGGTGTCTATGTAGAAAATGCCGTCGCCAGTAGCCTTGGCCCCCCGCCATGACGGCAGGCCGACCTTCTCGCGGAAGACTTGGTTGGTCGGCGACAGGTCATCGACAGGCATAGAGAACAGCCACGTGTTCAGCTCATGCAGGCAGAAGAACTCGGTGCGGTAGGCCCCGACGCTCAAGAGGTCGCCGCCGGTCGGCTGCGGGAGGAAGAACCCCTCGGTGGCCAGCCTGGTGGCGGAATACGTAAAGTCGGCCAGTCCCTTACTGGTCGAGTCCTCCCAATTGTAGTCGGCGGTCACTGGCGCCACCGTTGCCCCGTTGAAGGTGACGCTGTAGGCGCCGGTGGTGTAGTTAATAGTCCCCGTCCCGTCGCCGGTGAACGTGCCGTCCTTGGCGTCCGTGAGCGTCTTGGTGCCGTCCGTGATGACCACGCCGAAGCAGGTGCGCAGGGTCGAGCCCTTGAAGGCCAGAGTGCCGGAGTAGCTCGGCCCCGGTGCGGAGCCGATGGCCTCGCTGGAGACCTCGGTGTAATTGGTGCCGACCGTCTGCACGTCCTTGTAGGAGCCGAACAGGTAGTTCTTGGCGTTCAGGCGATACCACTGGTGCAGGCGTCCGTTCTGGGACAGCAGGTAACCCTTGCCGTTCTTGGCGGCGTCGTAGTTGTCCTCCACGCCGGTCGGGTTGGCCAGCATCATCTTGAACAGCCCGCTGTTGGGCGAGGAGAGCCACGCCTGATAGCCGGCCAATGAGGTGTAGAACTGGATTGACACGTCCTCGCCGTCCGCGTCGGTGCCGAGAGCGTCGCTCCCGCACTCCACCCAGTCCTCGGTCGTGTTGTCGTAATACTCGATTTTCTTGCCGCGCGTCCGTATCGGGCGGGTCGTGCCGTCCACCAGAATCCCGACCGCCAGGCCGGTTATCTTGCCCGCCCCGTTCTCGGTGCCGATGACGTCGTAGCCGCCGGACAGCTCTATCCGGTCGCCCAGGGTCAGCCAGTTCAGGGAATCGGAAGCGGCCTCCTCCGGTATGGAGAAGTCCTCGAAGCGGGTGTGCAGCCCCTTGTCCCAATTAGTGACCCTGAACTCACGAACGGCCATATCCCACGTTCTTAGGCGTCACGCCTGCCCGCATTACCCTCGGGCGGTTCCTCATCTTGAGCGAGTCGTTCCATGCGTACATCCGGTTCAGCTCGCGTTCGAACTGGGCGCTCCAGCGGTCGTCCCACGCCCTGCCCTTCTCCCCGGCGTCTGCCGAGTAGTAAATCTCCGCCATCTTGTAGACCAGAATCGAGTGGAAGCGGGCGGGAAACGCCCACTCGTCGCTCGCGGTCAGGTCAGCCGATCCGCCGATGTAATAGAGGTACATCGTCTTGGCCTGGTGGTTCTCCCCCGTCAGGTGGACGTTGCCGTTCGCCAGGTCGAGGAAATACCCGAGCGTGTCGTAGCGCTGGGCCGAACGGTCGTCGAGCGGGACCTTGTAGTAGTCGAGGTCGCTGTCGTCCTCGACCATGCGGATGTCCTGAATGAACCTCGTCGGCAACGCGCCGAGGGCTGAGGTGTAGGAGTAGCCCGACGCCACGGAGTAGGTGGTGGACTTCTTGAGCTGCTCCCAGGCGTTCATCGCCTCGACCTCGTCCTTGGCGTCGTTCAGCAGCTGGTACATGTAATCGCTGTCCAGCGAGTCGTCGACGGAGTTCTGGAACTTGGTGATTAGTGCCGATGCAATAGCCATAGTTTTCGGTTAGTTGGCTTATCCCTCCCCCTATAAAGGGGGAGAGGAAGCCGACTAGGAAGCCGGAGTGTAGGCTGGAGCCGTAGCGCCGTCCACGATGTTGTAGAGGGCGACCGGAATCCAGTCGGAGCCGTTCCAAATCAGTTCAGCGGTGTCACCAACGTCAGCGAAGACGATAGTGGCGTCCGTGTTGAACGTCAGGGTAGCATCGCCGCCGTCGACAATCATCTGCACCTTCTTGATTTGACCCTTTACGGTCGAGTCGGCCAGCGTCAGCGCCAGGGCGCCGGAGGTCGAGTCCACTGTCGTGTAGTAGGTCGTCAGATTGACCGCAGTGGCGGTCGAGACGGCCTGCTGGACGGCAAGCGGCATAAACGGGGCGAAAAGGCCGGTGACGGAAGACTGAATGCCAACAGAGGCGGTAACGCCAGCGTTGACGGTCAGCGCGTCGGTCGCGGCGTCGCCGATGGTCGTGGTGCCGCTGGTAGACAGGTTGGTCGTGGTCACGGGGGCGTCGATGTTGCCGTCCGCGTCAATGAGGACGGTAGCGCCCTTGACGAGACGAGCATCCCCGGTGAGGTCGATGTCTCGGTTAAATCGCTTTGCCATAATTGTCTCTTTATCCGCCCGTAGCGGAGAGAGTCCCTACGGGGGCTTAATCGCCCCCGCAGGGCTCTTACCTAAACTAATTCGTTTACTAGGACCAAGACGCGGTGTTCACCTCGACGCTGACCAGCTGGTCGGCACCTTCGGTGAAGGTCTTGAGGCCGTACAGAGCGCGCGGCTTGATGTAGACGCCGTGCTGCTTCGGGATGTCGCTGAACTTGACCTTAATCTGGTCCTGCATGACGAGATCCACGGCGCCCTTGACGCCGAACATCATGTAGGAAGTCTCGGAAGTCCACGCATCGGTCGCGTCGGTGAAGGTTTCACTGACCACGACATGGCCGTAGCCCTTGGCGGCGACGGTCAGGGTGTTGGCGGAGGCGGAGTCCGTGAAGGTCATCCGCTTCAGCTTGGCCTGGTCGGCGGCTGACAGGGCGACGGCGCCGGTGTCGGTGGCCTCAGCGATGGAGGTGCCGGGGGTCGTCAGGAAGGTCGCCAGGTTCAGGCGAGTGGCGTCGGCATCCGAGCAGATGTGCACGTTGCCGGCGGTGGTTCCGAGGGTGGCCTTGAAGGTCAAGGTCACGCCGTTGATGACGATGGTGTCGCCATCGGTCGGGTTGGTGGCCATGCCGAGAACGCCGACCCAGTAGCCGGAGTTGGTGACATAGACGTCGAACCCGAAGTAGGTGCGGACATAGCCGCTCTTGCCCATCTGGTCGCCGTTAACGGTCTCGCGGCCCGAGAGGGACAGCGCGAGCAGCTCGTTCGCGGTCGGGGGAAGGTTGGCGAAGCCGCCCTTGCCGCCCGGCTTCATGTTGCCGGCCTGGACGCGCGGGTCTTCCATCCCGGTCAAGTCCACGTTGGACTCGTGCAACTTGCGGGCTGCGGCGGCGAAGACCTTGAGGATGTTCGTCTCGTCGAGAACGATGGCGGAGCCAGCGGTGCCGCCTACGTCACCGGCGTCGATGCTGTGGGTGGCGTTGGTGACCTGGGCGCAGTACTCGGCGTCAATCTTCTCGTTGATGGCGCGCATGCCGTCCTTGGCGACGCGGCCCTGCAGGTTGTAGTTGGACTGCAGCTCGTCGAAGTCGTCCACGCGGGACAGGATGGCCGGAATCGAGGTGACGCTCAGGGTCTCGGTGCCCATCGTGTAACCCTGCTCGGTCATGTCGCTGCCGCGGGTGTAGTCGTCGGCGTAGAACTTGGCGAACGTCGGGCGAACGACGTTCTGGCCGTCGCTCAAGTTGCTCCGCTCCTCAAAGGACGCCTGGGCGGCCCAGAGAGGGGTGTTATAGCGGGTGACCTGCATCCTCTTCGAGAAGAGTGTAGGAAATAATGTGGTATTAGCCAAATGATTGTTATTAAACCTTTCGGTTGCCCTGATAACGGGCTTTTATTACGTAGTTATCCCTTATAGCGGGATTCCTGGCCCTCTCGCCACTTCACGTACCGCTCATAGGTCTTCGGGTCGCGGTCGGCGAGCTTCATCTCATCGGAGTCCGACAGGATTCTGAACTCAGCCACGTCCGTTCCCTTTCCGCCGGGCGCTTCGGCACCGATCGAGTTCTTGTACTCGAAGTCGGACCTGCGGACGGCGTAGATGTCCTCTATTCGGTAGGTGTTGTAGCCCTTGGTGAAGGCCAGTTCCTCTATCTGCTTGCGTACCTTGGCGATGTGGGCGTCAGTGACTCCGGGGTAGTCAGCCCGAATCATCGGGACGACCTTCTCCTCGAACTCAGACGCGACCTCCTTCTGCTTCAGGAGCTCGTCGTACTTGGAGGTGTCCACCTTGGGCGCCTTCTTCAGGATTGCTCCCGCCAGCTCCCTTGCGGCCTGCGGGTCAAGCCCGTGCTTCTTGGCCACCTCGTCCAGCTCCGGCATGTCGCCGGCGTCGGCGTTGCTGTGACCGGCCTCGAACTCGGCTTTGGCCGCCTCGTACGCCTCCTTGCGTGCCTTCTCGACCGCTCGCTTCTTCTCCTCCTGCGCCTTGGCGACGGGCATGGTGAAGACCTTGCGCTCGACCGGCTCTGCCTCTACCTCGGGTTCCTTTTCCTCTACGCTTTCGGTCTCCTCGGTTTCGGCGGTCTCGTTGTCGGACTCGACTTCGGTATCGACTACTTCATCGGTCTCGGTGGCCTCGACCTCGGCCTGCTCGTTTTCGTCCTGAGCGTGGACTGTCTTCTCTTCGTCTGACATAAGATTGTTTGAGTAGCTTGACTGCTACGGTTAGGTTTGTACCCCGCGTCCACGGCATTAAAAATACGGCGTCCCGATGACGCCGTATCGACCACCCAACGACCCCAACCACGACGAAAAGGCCGCTAGGTGGCCTATATAACGCCACCGAGCGCGTCGTGGTTAAGGTTGTAAAGGTGCTATTTCTTGAGGTTCAGTTTCCTGGCGAACCGCTTGGCCATCTCCAGAAAACCCTCGCCGTGAACGGCGGCCCAGTACGTCCTGACCTTGCGCTCGCCATCCATCACGTCAGCCTCGCAGTCGTCGGCCTCGACGTAGTGCGGGCCGTCTTCCGTCTCGATTACCGGCCTGAGCTCTGTCTCCTCGGCTACAGGCTCCATCGGTATCGATGACTTAAACGTGTCGCACCGGCGCTGGTGGGACTTGAGCCCGGCCAGCGTCTTTGCTTCCTTTCCGCAAACGCATTTCTCCATACTACTTCTTCTCAATCTTCTCGATTTTCGTCTCCAGGTGCTCCTTCTGCATCTTCGCCGTGTCGAACACACGCAGCACGTCCTCATAGGCGTCGCGCTGGACTACCATCTGGTCGATTTCCCTGATGGTGTACCGCTCCTTGACCTGCTGGCCGTCCTTTACGACGTAATGGTACTGCTTCCGAAGCTCCTCGTTGAAGATGGTGACGTAATGGTTCAGTATCTCCACCAGCTTCTTGATGCCCTCATGCTCCGAGGCATCGACGATGAGGTTAGCCAGCTTGAGCTGACCCTCCATGTTAGCCAGTTTCTTCTCCTCCTCCTGCTTTTTTAGCGCCTTGTTCATGGTCGTCATGGTTATTGGCTTAGTCTTTGCTTATGAAACCTAGTTACCTGCTCCCGCCGTATCGGCGTGCAGTTCGGCCGCCGGTAGCTCCAGAACTCGTCGGGGGTCATGGCCATCTGCCTGGCGTCCTCGTCCGGGTCGGCGTCGGTGGCCATATACTCCATCAGCCTGTCGTCCTCCCCGAACCGTGCCATGAACAGCCTAGTCACCTCCCCGGTGGTCGGCCTGCCCCTTTCCTGCGGGTGAGCCTCCCTCCAGTATTCCAGCGGCTTTATCTCCCGCCAACGCTTCTCGGCGGCCAGTTCAAGCTGCCTCTGGACGTATGCTATCTCCGCCCTCATCAAGTCGGCCTTGAGCCTGCCCATGGCGACCCTGTCCATCTGGCGGAACATTCGGCGGCAGTCATCCTCGCTGAAGTTTCCGTCCATCACTCCGGGGCACTCTATGAACGCCTCGCAACCCTCATGCTCCAGCCTCAGCCCGTTGGCGTATCTCTTTATTACCCTCATGGCCGTCCGCTTAGCGTATTGCTAATCCCCTGCGACGCGCTGGCCGTTCCGCCTGGGGTGGCGGTTCCCTCCTCGAACGGCCTGGCCGACGACAGCTGCTGCTCCTGCTCGCCGGGCGCCTCGATGTTCACGCCCTGCTGTGCGCCAGCCGGCTGCTCCTGAAGCCCGGCCATCTGCGTCTTGAACGCCTGCTCCCTGACCTTTCGCATCATGTTGCTGACCACGATCGGCTGGTGCGCCCGCATGTAGTCGGTGAGCTTCTTGTAAAGCTCCTTCTTCTTCTTGTCCACGCCGATTTCCTTGCCGTCCTTGCCGAGCTTGACCCAGTTCAGCTCCTCGGTGGCGTAGTCCTGAATCCGCTGCATGAAGTTCACGTCGGCCTGGTTGTTCAGCCTGACCGGACGGCCCAGTATGATGTCCTGAATGGCCTTGTCCGCCTCCTCCATCAGCTCGCGGTTCACGCTGCCATCGATGTCCAGAGCCTCCTCAATCTCGTCCTCGGTGAAGTTCACGCCCTCCAGCGTCGTGCGGATAACCCACGACGGGTTTATCTTGTCCGGGTAGGCGGCGGTCAGCTCCGAGAGAGCATTGAGCCTCCGCTCTGCCTGCACCGCGTCCAGCTCGTCCTGCGCCGACCCGCCGGAGACGATTACGTCGTCCACGTCGTCCGCGTCGGACAGCTCCACGCTGGTCAGCTCCTGAAGCCGGGTGCCGAACTTGCCGAGCATCTCCACCTGCTTCGGTGCCGTGAGGTGCTGCTTGAGGCCCCAGAAGAAGTTGTAGCCCTTCCATGAGTAGCTCTCGCTGTATTCCTTGTTGATGATTCCGATTCGGTCCGCCTCCCGGTTCAGCTGGCCGTAGAACACGCCGACCTTGGCGTCCTTCTCGTCCACGCCCTGGCCCTGCAGCCCGACGTGGCTCTTGCTGGCCGTGTCGAGGTACTCCACCAGGTTGATGGTGCCGGTCGCCTCGGGAGTCTCCACGGTGACGACGTTCGGGTCCTTGCCAGGGTTCCTCAGAATCACCTGGTCCGGCATGTAGTCCTGCAGCTCGTTCACGTCCACCAGCGCGCCGGAGTCCACGATCCGCTGCGGCCTGACCCGTCGTCTCTCGTTCTCGATGGCGTTGTTCAGCAGGAACCGCATGGACTCGGTGACGGGCGCGATGTCGTCGGCCACGCACTTCGACCAGAAGTTCCACTCGTCGTGATGGGTGGCCCAGCTGACGAACGGCGTCTTGCCGCTCTTGAACGCGTCCACGAGCTTCTCCGCCCGCACCCATATCTTGCTCTTGGGGTCGAACAGCAGGTAGTACCACTCGTTCCCGTCGCGCATCACCCACTCGGTCATCAGCACGCCGGCCTGACCGACGAAGCTGGTGTCCTCCAGGCTGATGCCCTGCGCCTTGAGCCGGTCATAGCGGTTGTCCCGGTCCGACTCGTTCTCGTCGTCCTTGCGGTTCTTCAGCAGTTCCACCTGCCCGCGGTCGTACCAGCCGTTCTCGGCTCCGGCCTCCAGCGACTCGTGCGTCTTGAAGATGTCGGTCTCGCCGTGGTAGTTGCCGTCCATGAGGTGGCCGCGCGACGGGTCGGCGACGAAGCTGAACACGTCCACGGTGTCGTAATGCGACTCATAGCGGTTGTCCACGCTCGACGCGTAGACCTTGCAGACCGCTCGGCCTGACAGTATCGCCTGGCGCTTCTCCACCCGGTCCTTACGGTTCCAGCCGGCGTGCGTGCTGGACTTCTCCTGCTCCCAGGCGGCCTGCACCTTGTCGGACAGCGCCTTAAGGTTCGGTATGCGAAAGTCGCACTTGGGCGGGTTGTCTATCTTCGACTGCAGCGTGTCCACGAAGTCGGCGAAGAACGGGAACGGAGCGTTGAACACCGTCTCCTCCCCGTTGCCGTCCAGCTTCATCGAGCCGGTAGAATATAGGTCGAAGTAGTCGCGCACGGTCTCGAACCGCTCGCGCTTCGCCTCCAGCCCCTGCTCGAGCTGCCTTGCGGCCAGTGCCGCCAGCTTGTCGGCCTTTTCCTTGCTTAGCATAGTTTTATCCGAATTTAGTCAGCTTAACCCTCTGCTTCTTCTTGAGTGGCTTCATCTGATCCATTATCGATGTCACGAACACCCCCTCCAGGGCGTATGTCAGCGCGTCCAGCGAGTGGCTGAACTCGTGCTCCGGCTCGTCCAGTATCTTGCCGTCCCGGTCGGTCTTCCAGAGGTAGTTGCGGTACTCCCTGATGACGTTCACGCTCCGCTTGGTCACGCTCATCCGCTTGTCCTGCACGTTCTTTATCCTCGCCATGACCGAACCCGGACCCTTTGTGCAGCCCATGACGTTCACGCCGTACTCCTTCATCTCGTCGATGCTCTTGGGCTCGGCGCTGTCGGCCACGGTGATGACGGTGTTGTCGTGGTTCAGTATCACGTCGGCCAGCTTGCGGTTGCTCGTCTCCCTGCCGTAGTAGACCTCGTCCACGATGTAGCCGTCGTTCAGCTTGTAGACGTCCACGATGGCCGCCGGGTCGTTCCAGCCGAAGTCCAGCCCCCGTCGGAGCAGCCTCGCCTCGTGCGGCAGCTCGTCGATTATCTGCCAGTCCCTGAATATCTTGCCCTCGACCTCGCCGAGCTGACCCAGGCCGTAGACCTGCCAGAAGTTCTTGTTCTCCTTTCTCGACTCCAGTTCTTTGATGATTGTTTCAGGCAGTCCCTCGTTGTCCTTATAGGTCAATATTATGAAGTCATGCTCCTGCTGCTTCATGACGTCAGTGTGCATGTAAAACTCCGCCACGGGATTGTAGTCCACGTAAATGTCCTCATTAGTTCTGATCGCCAATTGGGTGAACGTCTCGTAGGGAATGTTGTTGACCTCGTTTAGAAAGAGCACGTCTCGCCTCGGCCCCCTGACCTTGGAAGGCTGGTCTGCCGAAAAAAACTCTATCCTGCTTCCGTTCTTGAAAGTGTAAATGTAATCCGTCCTGTTCCATTCGTCCTCGTTATAGTAATTGTGGCCCTGCATTATGTTCATGAAGTCACGCAAGGCCCCGCGTTTCAGGTGGGGGAACGACTCCGACACTATGGAAAACAGCTTGCCGTTCTCGCACATCGCCCTGTCGATGATAATCAGCAGAACGGCTATGGTCTTACCGGCGGAAGCGCCGCCCTGGATTACCTTAAGGCGCTTCTTCATCTTCAATATCTTGCTGACCGCCGTAGTTTTACCGTATTTCATGGTTACTCGGCATCATCATTCTGCGTTATCCCACCCAGTATCGGAGTCGGCATGTCCTTCCCGTTCGTCGTATGGTCATGCTTGTCCCGCCAGCCAAACCGGTTCTTCATATTCATGTACCACAGCGTCGAGTTGAAGTCCTTATTCTCCAGCTGAACCCGCCCGTGAGCCTCCCACCAGGCGTTGGAAAGCGCCTCTCCCTGTTTTTTGGCTTCAGAAAACTCCGCTTTATTTGGGTCTTTTGCCCACTTATTCAAGGTGTCCAGTGAAATGTCCAGAGCCGCGCAGACCTCAATCTGGCTGGCACCGACCTTATACAGCTCCAGCATCTTGGGAATCATCCTGTCCGGGTCGTATTTACTCGGCCTTCCCATCGTCATACGCAAATTGCCCAGTGTCACCACAGGGCTTTACCTCGGCCGGAACCGTCCAGTTGTTCAGCTCGTATTCGACCGTCATATTCATGACAGTATTATAGCATATTCCGAGGTTTGGAGCAACCATTTCTGCATCTAAAAGTTATCCACAATCATAAC